TTCCTACGGTGCCGGACAGCGGCGGCGTAGGTGCCGCAAGGTTGTAGCTCCCGTGGGGGTCGGCCCCGGCGGCGATCTCGATATTCGCGGGCGCGTTGTGCATCATTCTTCGCCATCGGTTAGGACTGCACCGCCTGTATTACGAATACGGTCGGTGAGGCGTTCGGCGTGGCCGTCGCGCAATATCGCCGAGTCTGCGGCGTACTGGTCGCCGTTCTCTAAGGCGAGAGAATGTACGTAGCCGAGTAGGTGCGAACGGTATTGCAATAGTGCAGCGACGATTAGCCGCCGATCGCCTTCGGTTAGATCTAGCGGTTCGGTCATGCTGACACCCCCGCGGGGAAGGTGTCAGCGATCGAACCGGATACGTAACCTGCGGTAGCTGCATAGCGGGCGAGAGCCTTAACCGCTGCGGCGTAGTTGTTTGTCCGCTTAGCTACGACAATTCCGTCTACATCGTCGTAGATTCCGTAGCCGCGCTCCTCGCAATAGATACCGTTCGGAGCGTTCACTACGACCGCGTAACGGGTCTTTGCTTTAGTGGTAAAGGTTTTGCCTTCTGCGGTGAAAGTGCGGTTCGTGGTCATTGTATCCCCTTCGGAGCTGCGGAACGCTTGCCGTCCCGATATGGATATCCAACCACAAACCGTCACGGTCTGTCAAGTCTTTATTTTTCGAGCCTCTGACGTGGGGAAATGCACCGGAAAACGCAAAATGGCCCGGCCACCCGTGAAGGTAACCGGGCCATTCGCGACCGGCTCTAATGGTATTTAGTGACTGGCTGCGCCATACGGTGCATACCGTCTATTCGGCGCGTGCAGGAATACGCGCCGTCGCTGAGCCGGAGACCTACGCCACCCGCGTAACCGTACAAATAACCGACGGCACCGCCGGGCGAACCGGACCCGTCCGCGTACCCGCCGCAAGTAGCCTCATGCTCGAATCGGGAGACGACCATACAAGTTCTACATACTGACCGGCGGTAAACGTGTAAACGAAATTCCACGCCGCAACAATGCGCCTAGCGGACTGCTCTAGGGTTAAATCCGTAGCGGTACGGGCAACGTCGGTACCGTTAACACGTAACCAAATAGTTGCGTCGTCTTGGCCGCCGTCGGTTTTATCTACCTGCGCGGAAAACTGAACGTTATAGGTACCGGCGTTAGCGATTACGAGCCGCGACGTAGGCGACCCTACTGTTACGCCGTTGCTTTCCTCGGTCGTATTAAACCGGATCGGCGTAGCCGTATTCGCGGTGATCGTTTGCGTTGTCGAGTCGCTGAACGATCCGTAATAACCTTGCCACGTTGCGCCAGCCGGGCCAGTAGGACCGGAACCGCCCGCAGCGACGATAACGGGACCGGCAGACCGTACGACAACATCCGAAGACGCCGACCGTACGACTACATCCGTAACCCGGACCGTAACGTTGCTACTCATCGCGTAACGTCGTAGTCAATACGGACCGGTCCCGCGAGGATCGTAGTTTTAACGGTGCCGCCGCCGCTGGTTTCCTGTAAATCCCATACGCCCGTTCCGATACTTAACGCACCGGTCGTAGTCGCCGAAAGTGTGCAAGCAAACTGTCCGGCAGCTGCGTTCGTAATCGCACAAGTAAACGTAGCGATCGTGGAAGCGGCATCGGCGGTAGCTCTAATCTGCGCGGCATATGTACGCCCGGTGATATCTACCGGCGTGCCGTTAGATTCCTGCAACGTAACCGTTACCGTTTCCGTATCGCCGATACGAACCGAAATCGGATAGTAAGCCGGGGTAGCCATTACTTAGCCGACAGAAGCGAAGCGGAACCTTTAGCGCCGAGCGGCGCGGAGATAACCGACGTAAGAACCGACAGAACCGTAGCACCCGCCGCGATACCTGCGACGTTCTGCCAGTCAGCCGCGAAAAGGTCGAAACCTTGCGACGCGCCTAAAGCGAGTACGATCGCCTGCGCTGCGGATTTAAGCGCGCGTTCGGTAGCGTCGCGTAGCCATTGAATATTGAACATTAGTTTTCTCCGGGTGTAGTTAAGGGTACTGCGGGTTCGTCTTCGTATTCGTAGTCGTCGTCGTCTAGATCGTCGTCTAAATCCCATTCAGGATGCGGGAAAGTTATTATCGCCACGGTCTACCTTCCATCGGTAAGCGTTAGAAAGATGTACGGAAAGCCATAGAACCGACAACGCTACGAAACCGTAACGCGGTCCGGTCGTAAGCGAGTAGGTGAGCCACGGTAGCGACATACAAGCCGCGACGATAAGCCACCCGTACCAGCGTTTACGTTTCCCGACAAGCTGCGACATAGCGAATAAGCCGACTAGCTCGAAAGCGAACAGTAGCCACGGCCACGTTTCTTCGGTCATTCGTCGTAGTCGTCGTCGGGTTCTGTATCGTCTTCGGGTTCGTAGATCATAATTCCCCATAGCACTTCGGCGTAACCGGCTAGGTCTACGATTGAGTCGCGCATAAGTTCCGGCGGGTGTTGCTGCTCTAGTCCGTAGGCAATGCGCGCAAGCTTTACCGATTTCATAAATAACGCGCCTTCTTCGGGCGTTAATTCGATACCGGTAATAGCGCGGAAGATATCTACCACGCGGCCATAATCAGCGGCCGGGTGCGCGTAGGCAATTTGTCGGTCCCCATACACGAGCTTATGCGCGTCGGCGGTAATCGAGTCCCATTTAATTGTTTCGGGTTCCTGCGTACCCATTGCCTACCATCCTTCTTTTTTGCGGTCGGTCACCATGACCGGTGCCGAAAGTGTTATACCGCGCTCAGGGGTCACTAACCATAAAGCTTGCTGCGCTTGCTCCGGTCGGAAGTTAGAAACCGCGGCGTATTCGTCGTAGCCTTTTAGCGAACCGTTTACTATTAGACCTTGCTCCGGTGCGCTTATTAGTTGGTGCCAATGGCCCATAACCATAGTGTCAAAGGTTCTACCTTCGGCCGCGTAGCGTTGCGCCTTACGCGCGGACATTCGCATAATCGGCGACCATATACCGCCGATACCGCCGCCGCCCGTGGTCTGGTCGCCATGCGTTAGAAGATGCGTTATACCGTAAACCGGTACCCAACAGTCGGTACCGTCGGTAATGTCAAACGTTATAGAGTCGCTGCGTAGTTGTCGGGCGAGCATATGCCCTAGTAGATAGTCGAGGTTATCGCGGGCGCGTTGTTTGGTTCGCGGTTTGCGCGTTAACCGACCGTGATTACCGACCACTACGGGTACGTGCAGCTTGCCGAATTCGTCGGCGATCATTTGTAAAGCTGCGGCTATCTGCTCTGACCAGTAGAGAAGCGAACCGAAAAGAGTGTCTTCGTTTGTTTCTGCGAGATCGTGCAGCGTGCCGGTGAACATATCGCCGCCGAGCATCACTACCGCGCCGTCATAAGTGACGCCGGTAAGGTAATGCCTAGCAAGTTTTATAACGCCTTCGGCCCAACGTTCGAGACGCTGCGTAGCTATGACCCGGTTATAGGCGTTTAGTCCGCCTACTTCGTCCGGGTTAACTACCTCGTCGAAATGGGTGTCGGAAAGAATGGCGACTAGTGTCGCGTGATGCTTGCCGCGCGGTTTCTTAGGCGTCAACCATTTAGGCGGCCGCGTATCCGCTGCGGTTATTGCATCGTGAAAATCTAGGAAGCGTGTTAGTTCCTCTGTCTTCGCGTCGGACTGGTCTAGCTGACGGCGTAGCGTCGAATTCTCGCGGCGTAGTTTTGCGTTGCGGCGTGCGAGCGCGTCTACGTCTAGAGCTACTTCGTCTTCGTTTAGTTCGTCACGAAATGACACAACGTAACCGATGCTTTCTAACGGCATTGCCGGAAATATCTAGACCGCGATTGTTTAACGCGCGCGCGATCGGTTCGGTTGGTACTGTTTTGTCTGCCATGACCGTAGCGATTTCGGCGGCTTCGGTCGGGTCTAACTGTTCGAGAAGTTGGCACGTCCGGCAGCGTTGCCCGGTTCCGCGGTTCTCTTTTTTTACTTCGTCTGCAAAGCTCATGCCGTCCCCTTTAGGCGGGTTCACCATTTACGGCGGCCGCGGTGGTGGATATTTTCGTGCCGGTCTAGACGTGTATCTAACTGGTCTACTTTTTCGTCCACGCGATTTACGGAAGTGTGCAGGTCTAGTAGCCGGTCGCGTACATCGGTTACGAGCGCGCGCCCTTCGGCGTGCTGTTCGGTGTTCTCACGGCGTAGGCGTACTAGTTGTACGATTGCGCCGACGACCGCGCCGAACGCGACCGTTACTACCGTTATTATCCCGATCCATTCGGCGACGCCGAAACCCGGACCGTCTACTATTGTCGTTTGAGCTTGTGCAAACATGGCACTACGCGAGAAGTGCGCGAAGATCGTTTACGCGAAACCAGTCGCACCACGGCCCGGCAGACGGTGCCGCTTGCCATGATCCCCAAAGCTCGCCCATAGCGGCGAGCGTGACACAAAGCCGACCGTCGGCGGCGTATTCGGCGACAAGGTTAGACCCTGCGATACCGGGCTTTAATTCCATCCACGGGCCAATAGGTCCGCCCGGTGTACCCGACCAGCACGACACAACTTGCCCGCCGTCGGTGAGCGCTATGAATTCGTCGCGCTTGTCTGTATTAACCATATGAAACATATCGGTATCTTTCGTAGAAATCGGTCCCGGTGTCGGCGTCGCCGTACGGATTGCGTTTACTAGTAACTGGTCAAAGGTCGAGCGGTCCGGGTGTCGGCTCCACGCGTCGGAACGGTCAGCGGGCTGAACGGTCCCGTGGCAGAACAGACCGACGCGGTTAAGTGCGTCGGTCCCTATCCATTGCGCCGCCTCGTTTACGTCGATTCCTAGCGACTGCCATAGTTCGCGGATAGCTGAACCGGCGCGCGCAATCATTGCTTGCGTATTCGGGTCGTTAGGGGAAAGGTCCGCCGAGCGGCCCGCTAAACAGATATGCCACGTACGCGAATTGTATCCGGCACTAGCTACGCTGAACGTCGTAAAATTCGGTGGCACAAGGTAAACGGTTT